GCCCCACATCATTAGATAGAATTAATATTCGTAGATTAATGATCTACATTAGAAAGGTTATCTTATCTGCTACAAGAAGGTTTATTTTTGAACCCAATGATGAATTTACTTGGGAGCAAATTGAGGGTGTTTTGAATCCTTTCCTTGATGATATCCGTAGAAGAAGAGGAATTACAGAGTTCCGTGTGGTATGTGATAAAACAACAAATACTCCAGTGAGGGTAGATAGAAATGAGATGTGGACAAAAGTTCTCATCAAACCCACCAAGACTGCTGAAGTTCTTATCTTCGAAGTTAATCTTACAAATCAATCGGCACAGTTAGGAAACCTATAAGGAGTTTAATTAATGGCAACATCCTATTACAAGACCAAATATAATAGAAGCTTTACTCCAGGCCAAGGTCTGCCTGTAGTATCCACAGATCTTGATTCAGTTCGGGCTTATCAATTTGAAATTCATTTTCATGGATTACCGGATAATATCTCAAATCAAGGGCAAGACCTTACACTAGCAGCTAAAAAGATTACAGGTCTTAATTATGCTACTGAACCTATCGCTGTTAGCAGAGTAAATGATAAGTTATTCTACCCTGGCAAGCCAACTCCAGGGGATATGATGGTAACATTTGATAACCTTTACTTACGCGAAACTGCTAGTGATTTATGGCGTTACTTTAAAACAATCTATGACCCCATTACAGGGGAGATGACAAAGAATGCCCAACCTGGGGGGACAGCAGGGCTAACCTTCAAAGCAGAAAGAGTAGAAATTATTCAATTGGATAATACTATGGAACCTCATTCTACTATCGAAGTTTATGGAGTGTGGCCTAGTAAGTGGGAAGCTTCAGAATTTAACTATGAAACTAGTCAATTCCATACTTTAGATGTTACATTTAAGTATGATTTCTTGCAACAATATAATTACTCGAATCCATAAGATATTGGAAAGTAGGTAAGATAATTAGGCCCAGTCTATATATTTATGGACTGGGCCTCCTCACATTAGTAACTATTATAAAGTATGGATTATTTTACTCAATTATTAGAAAGTTATAAGAAGCTTAAGAAGAGAACTTTTAAGCTGAGTTATCTTACTGAACAAGAGCAGACTGGGGCTGCTGCGGAAGCTTCTAAAAAGGGGTATTCATTTAACCCAGGACAAGTAGGTCCTCATCAAGGATATTATGTGGATGCACAAAAAAATATCTTCGTACCTAATGAAGCTAAAACTGCTTTAATTCCTTGGGAAGGAGAAGGAGGGGGACAAGAACAGGCTCAACAAGCTGGAAAATCTACTGAAGAATTTCCTATGCCTGCACACTTAGAAGGTCCAGCAGGCCCACAGGAAATAGAATTATCTGAAAAGTATTCTAATAGTGAAATACCTAGAAGATTAAAAAGGTTAGAAGTTAAATTTAATCTGTTGTGCCAAGAAATAATATTAGGGAAGCGCCGACGTGCGGGGGCGGCTGAACCTAATCTAACACTAGCAAATAGTGAAAAGTGTAATGAAAAAGCCTATCAACAAGTTTATACTAGGCAAATAGGTGGATTAGCTTCTCTTTTTGAAGGACGTAATGTTAATATACAAGGTGAAGATATAAATATACTTAAAGAATCTCCACCCGCATTAGTTGATAAAGCGTTAGCTAATATTGAAACTCTTTTTGATATTGCTTTACATCCAGAAAAGGAGGATGGAGATAAATGTAAAAAATTATCAAGAGCAGTGGCTAAAACTAGCCAAAAAGGGAATCCTCAAAAAATAATATATGGGCATCCTGAAGGGGAAGGGGAAGCACCTACGAATGGAATAATAATCCCAGGAACTTCCCAATATTTTAAAAAAGCTTTTGATTTAATTGATCAAGCAGACCAATGTAAGGGGGCCATTCAAAGAATAAGTATTGAAAGTTTAACTCCCGCAGGAATACATGCTAAAAAAGGTACACTACATGAGCAGTTAACTGGGCTGATGGTAAACTTATTTAATGCAGTTAATGAAGAAGATGAGAATAAAAGAAATAATTTATTAAAAGAAGTAGTGGATATTTTAGGAAGAGCTAAAGAGGTTACTGATTATTTGGTAGCCGAAACAAATAATGGAGAAACAATTACAGATTTTGAAGAGAATGCTTCTCTAAATTTAGGGTTAGAAGAAAATGAATTATTTCAAGATCAAGCAGAATTAAAAAAGTTTGTTCATGACTATTATGTAAGTATGCTTCCTTTTATTCAAGCTGCACAAGCTGATACCCTTGTTCATGCAGGTAAACAAAATAGGACTGGTGGTAGAGAAGATGGCTATTTTGTATATAAAAGTAAAGATAAAGCTGATAAAGCGTCTAAGAGGTTTGGTGTAGAAAATAATACAATAAAGGCGGCTGATTTTATAGCTGAGTCTGAGGATCCAGCTAAAACAACCCAGCAATTATCTGAAGTAGGTATTGGGGCAGAAGATACTATGCATACATTAGGACTGGGGCAGAAAATATATTCAAAATTTAAAGCTACAGGGATAGGTGAAATAAATAGTGTTGCTAGGTTAACCCAAATAGCTTTAGGTCGGGTTCCTCTAGATGATCCATATTTTGATAAAGATTTTGTAAAGAAACTGGATAAAGAGTTTCCTTTAACTGATGTAACTAAAAAATCCTTTGAGGATTTACAAGCAAGATCTGAAAATATTTTTAATTTAATAACAAAAAAACCTAGGTTAGTAAGCCAATCCACAAATTCTACTATACCTACTCAAGAACAAGGACAAATGGTAATTGATCAACTTACTAAGGAGTTACCTTATTTAGGAGAACTTAAATCAGAATTAGGTTCTATAATAACAGACTACAAAGATACAGATAGTGATAGGCAAATTTTAGCTGAACATTTGCAGAGATATACTATGGTTAAACAAATTAAAGAATTAAATAAATCTAATCCTAAAGAAGCTAGAAATTTCTTATTAAGAATAGCATTTATTTGTGGAGGAAACTCTAGAGAAATGGTACAAAGTGTTCTATCTCAAAAAGGAAGAAAACAAATGTCTTTTTCTCATAATGCTATTTTTACACAATTAAAAAAAGCTTCAAAAATAAATATTAATTTTTCTCCAAAAGGATTTGCTATAGGGCTTGATGCAGGTAATAATCTTGAAGGAAAAATTTCTTTAGATCCAACCGCTAGTTCTAGTAAATTGGCTTGGAATACTCGTACTACTTTCTCTGTTTCTAAAAAAACCCAAGATGCTTTAAATGCATTAGAAAAAACTGTTAATGACGATATAATGTATCAATATTTAAAAGGTCAGCAACAATTACTAGAGACTCTTCTTAATCAAACCACATTGAATCCCAGCACTTAATTAGTTCTTCAAACATATATAATCTGTAACCATTTTTAGTTTCTATATAATTATTCATCTGTAAGAACTGTACATGGGTAGGTACTATAGCTAAAGTAGGTTGTCTATCTTGTTTGAATATAATCATGGGGAGCTTGCAGCATTTTTTGGAATCTTTTTCACATTGAGCTACAAATTTCCAGAGGTCGGAGCTATAATTAAATAAGCTATATAAGTTTAAATGATTGTATCCTTTTTTGCATTCGATACAATATTTAAAAGTTTCTGGAGTAATTAAATCACCGTATATTTTTAAGTGTTCAGGTAATGAATGGGTTGTAGCAAAAGCACCTGATCCTGGGCTTCTGGAAAACTCTGTAGTATTAAATCGTTCATTTAATATTTTACATATCTTCCTTTCAAAGGTACTCCCTTTAGTTCTACTGTTGATTTTCTTCTTCTTCTTTATTCTAGAAATATCAAAATCGTCTTCCATAATTATTTACTCCAGCCTATAATAGCAAAATGAAAGAGTTACCAGATAAAATTAAGTTTGATTTTGATTCATGGAAAATTAAAATAAGAGAACGGAGAAACGACAGAATGAGACTACAGATTAATCTTGATAAGGACCAGGCATTAGCGTTTAAGAACTTTGCTGACATTTGTAAACCTGATAGTGTTTCTGATCATGATTTTATAAAAACTATTTTCTTGACAGGTGTAGAGG